CTGTCAGCTTCGCCTGCTCAACGCTCGTCTGCGCCATCTCGCGCTTGTACTTCTCGATAGCGAGCGCGTTTGCCAGGACTACCGACTTGGGAGTATTCCGGCCAAACTCTTGCTGGCGCGCCTCAGCAACCTGTAACGACGCCGACAAGTCAAGGAACTTGTCACGCAGGTTTGAGATAGCTTGCGCGTTCTCTTTTGTGGCTTTCTCGCCCGCGTTTGCGCCCTTGACCATATCGCTAAAGAACGTGCTAATCGCGGTGCCTGCCGCCTCGGGTTCCAATCGCACACTGGCGAGCGCGGCGGCTATGCCCAGGATTTCCTGTGGTGCCACGCCTACAGCGTTGAGTGCCGCGCCAATCCGCTTCGTATGGTGGATGATCTCGGACTCGGTAGCCTCTGTCGCGTTACCTAGCTCGGTAATAACGTCGGCTACGCGCTCCCAATCCTTATCGCTCGCGCCAATCAACAGGCTCGCGTTGGCAAACTCACGCGCTAGCTCTTCCATCGAACCGAATTGACCATCGGTCGCCACGCCAAGCTTGCCGATTACCTGTATGAAGCGAGTCAATTCAGGCGTGCCGTTGATGCCGAGCGAACCCGCCGCCTGTGCGATGTTGGCTAGCTCGACAGCCGACTTACCGCCAACGGCGTCTGTGCCCGCCAGCCTCAGAATCTCCGCGCGTAGCTCGGGAACACTGGTCGTCGTCTCGTCAACCGTCTTACGCACGCCAGTAAACGCGTGCTCAAAGTCGATCCCCGCGTTGATCACAGCGCCAGCAGCGCCAACGATAGGCGCGGTCAGGCCGAGCGTGAGCGACCGACCGGCAGACTGGACACCAGACGCCGTCCGGTGAATGCTGTTGCTGAGTCCCTGTAGCCCGTTGACAGCCGCCGCCGTGTCTGCACCGACAGTGATAAATAGCTCAGCTATCGGTACAGGCATTAGCTAGTACGTCTCCACTTGCCGCTCAGAACCCATCTTCCGTGCCCGCTGACGGGCCACAGCCAGCCCGCGCTGTTGACGCTGCCGCTTGCTCGTCTCGCTCATTTCGATGCGATAGAACGCCATCCAACACGAGAACTCTTCGCTCGACATTTCCCTATGTAGACGCGCCCTTGTTAGCTTTAGCTCGCGACACAGGAAAAGCTCGAATCTCGCCATCGGATCGTTCAGGATCACTTTTGACGGCATCCTGCACAGCCTCTTCCGACAGGCCCGACAGGTTGTTGATGGCTTTCACGATGCGGATCATCGCAGAGATGGACTTGTCTTGTAGCTGCTCGTAGTCCTCAAACGTGAACTTGGGATCGGCTACGCCCTCAACGAACGTGAGTGCTTCCAATTCCGCGTTGTCGATCACGTCTTTCTGCGTGTACCGGTCGCGATGTGTCGCCCTCTTTGTCATGTCACTAACCTGCCGGCGAGTGAACGTGCGAATAAGGACGCTACAGCCCCATTCCGGCACGTCGATTTCCTCTTCGCGGATATCGTCGGCAGCCAGGATTTGGGCGGTTGTACCGCGTGGCAAGTGACCATTCGATGGCATTGGGACTCCCTTGAGTGCGAATGCAGGATGGGAACGGGCCGGGGAGAGTGTTGGCATCCCCGGCCCGTCAGGGCTAACCAGCGGTAACCGTACCGCTCACAGCTAGCTCAGCCGTCCACGTCGCCGTGTCGTCGCCGGGAGTGTCAACCCCAAACGACGCAACAAATGCCGAGCCAGTGAACGAACGAGTGCCGCCGCCTGAACCTGATGGACGATAGGCGAACGTCGCCACAGCGGGAACAGCCGCCAGGATGGATGCCTCAAACAACGCAGCCAACGTCGGATCGTATGCGCCCTCCAGGCTGATTGTCGCCGCGTACGGGCCAACGATCTTTGATACCGGGTTGCCGCCGATAGGCGTGATATCCGTTATGTCACGCTCAATGCTGATAGACGCTGACGTGACATACGGGCTGATATCCGTACCGCCGAACGTAAACTGAGAAATGCCGCCACTGCTAAACGCCATCTGTACCTACTCCAATTGGTTCAGAGACGGGCGGCTGAGCCGGCGGTCCTGATGAGAGTGTTCCCGAGCTATGTCGCGGGAACCCGTACCGGCGCTCGATGGCGACGGTTGACACGTTGATGCCCTTCCGGAACGCTGCCCAGAATGGATCGCGTGGGTACTGTTTCTCGATTGCTGCTGAAATCAAGATGAGTCCCCGTCTCATCTCGCGCCAGAAGTCCTGATCGCGCATCAGAACTCGGCAGGCTGAAACTTGATGCGATAGAAGCCGCCCAGGTAGACCGTAGGAATGCCGCCCTCAGCGTCGGTTCGCTGATGTGGCTGCTCGCGAATGCAGGACGATATACGCGTGTCGCGCACGATGGTGCCTGTGTCAGGGACCGTCAACACGTCCTCTATGCGGTCTGCGATGGCTTCTATCTGGCTGTAAGCAGACCCCACGCGTACCGCCCTGATGAGGTACAGCGCGTTGGTAAGCCGCGTCCTGCTCGTCTGGACTTTGTCTGCCCCGCCTAGGTAGGTCACCATGATAAACGGCCCCCGGTAGGTCGCCGTGGCCTGTGGTGCCATGTCAAAGTAGATACGCTGACCAACACCGAGCACCACGGTGATAATGTTGTCGCCTGTCAGCGTTTCCCAAATCCATTGGTTCGCGCGGGTGAGATCGGCACTCACGGACTTAGTTCTTTGAGTCGCCGCTCGAAATCACGCTGGAAAGCGTCCCTGCTCGGCTCGATAGCAGGCGTGAAATACGGTTGAGGACTCATCGTCGCCGTGCCGTATTCCTGAAAAATACCATGCGACGCAGCTACGCCCACCACCACCGTGTAAGTAGCCGCAGGCCCACCACTAAGCGATATCGCAAACTCGGGCCGTATCTCTTCCAGGATAACAACGTTATCGTTTACGGCCTCTGCCGCGCCGGCGCGCTCACTGTAGTCCGAGTCTTCGCCATCGCTCACGTAGATTGACTGAGACAACGACGTAGTGTCTTTCGGCGCAATCTGCGACGCCACGTCGCGAATAGAGTGCGCTATCTCTTGCGCTGCCTCTTTACCTACGGTAGGTAACCGACGCGCATACTCGTCCAGCCGCCCGGTATCAAACCGCACCGATACACGAGCACGCGCGCGAGCCATCAGACGGTTACCTCTTGCGCTACTACGCGTGTTTGAAGATCGGTACTGCGAGTGCCAGCCTGCACAACCTCCCAGGTGCGCGTCCCGACAACAAGACGGTCTGTCGAGATTATGTCGACGCCTGATGGGAACAGGAATTGCCAGGCCGAGATCACCCGCACGTTGGTCGCCGTCTCACGCTCTAACGGCGTGATGGGGAACGGGCTAAACGAGCAATCGTACGTGTGAATAGGCGCGTACGTGTCAATCCACCCGCCTGTTGAGTCGCGAACCTGTGCGAGTCGGTGCACCGTGGCCTGTGCTGTCTTCTGAGTATCCAGCACACGCCGCAACGCATCAAGCTCGCCAGGACGCAACCGCATCAGCCTACGCGGTGCCGAGCGTGATCACCCGGGCCGTGATCGTGGTGCCGCTTGACCAGTTGACGATAACCAACCCGTCCGGATCGTTGAATAGGGTACGGTCGAATGGACCGCACACTTTCGTGGTGCCGTTGACAATGGTGACCGACAGGTCAGCGATGGCATACGCCACACTGCCCACGTCATACGTGCCGTAGGTTGTGAACGTCGCCGTGATTGGCGCGCCAGCACCGTTGGTGATCTCGATGATTTCACGGTTCGTATTCACCCACGAATTACCGTTAGCGGCATCAACCGCCGCCGGTGCCGCGAGCACAGTCCCTGCCGCCGCTGAGACGGTTGGGGTATAGGCTGTTGCCGCCATAGCTTGCTATTCCTCCGGGGGTTTGCGCGGCTTCACCGGGGCATGCGCCGCCGGTGCCGCCTTGTCCGGCATGAGGCTGATGCGAACCTCAGAGCCGCAGGTAGGGCACGTCATTGAGTCCTGATAATGCTGGCAATGCGAGCAAAGCCAGTCAGGAGTAGCTGATACATCCCGGCCAGCCGGCTTGCCGCAATGGCGACAATACTCGTCCATCTGCTTACGGGTTTGGGGGTGGCGCGGGTTCGTCGTCTGCGCCAAGCTCGGCGGTTGCATCGTCCAGGCTGGACGCCACGGCCTCAAACCGGGAAAGCTGCTCGGGTGTCAAGTCGTCAGAAGCCGCCTCAACCGCCGCGCGTAGCTGCTCAACCTGATGTGTGATCGCCGTGCGAGCGTTTGCCAGGGAAGACTCGACGCGTGCAAGCGTGGCCTCAATCTCTGCCTGTGTCGCCATGATGTACTCCAGTGCGTGGGCTATGTATTCGGGTGTCGCGTTGAGTGGGGGAAGAGGGCGCGTCACGGCATTACCCGCTGATCGTCCTCAATAACACTGTATGGATCGTGCGGCCGAACGATGGCATGAACGCCCATTGTCCAACCTGTTGTTGCGCCTACCGTGTCGCAAAGCTCTTGCGCCAGCAACATGCTTTTTCGCGCCTGCTCGTTGACTTGTTGTCGGTCCAGCCGCTGTCCGTTGTCGGTGATGCTGTAGTAGTCGCTGGTAGCGTGGACCACAGCGCGCCAGATAGCACGCTGCCCTAGAGCGCGTAGCTTGCGTATGTTGGTGCTGCCGGTGATATCACCGATAGGATCGTCGCCGTAGTCCAGTAGCGCGTCTGAGACGGCTTCCTTCACGACAAGGTCGGTTACGTCCCACCCGAGTGTGACGCCTACCTGATCAATCACCGACAGCATGTAGCGCCCAAATGCCGGCTCGGTATACGAAGTCGGCACCGGCATGGCTACTTGACCGGCTCGCCGTTTGCGTTGACTTTCTTACCGTCAACGACGTAGACGCCGCCCTCTTCCGTTTCAAGCATCTCAGTCGCCTCTGCCGAGATTGCTCCAGCAGAACCTAGGCGCGCCTGATCAACCGTGGTTGTGGACACCAGCGCTGCCGCTGGCACCATTGCTACTTTCTCAGCCATGCGT